GGTTCGTTTGCCGCTGTTGTTGTTTTGGTTAAGCCATTGACTTAAATCCGGGAAGTCTGTTTGATAGCTGTTGTAACCGCTACTATGTTGCTCTCCGTGCGAGTCTGTCCATGACCAGCTTTCTGCTTTTGTCTTGCTGTAGTTTGCTACTGTGCCGGAGATTGTTGGCATGCTAGACGACTGCGTCCCGACACTTGGCGCGCTTATGCTACTCTGTCCAATGGTTCCTTGTGCTCCGCCCGGTGTACTTGCTCCGCCTTGCTGGTATGCGAGTATTGGATTCAAACCCGCTTTTTTCATGTCGTCCATTGCTCTTTGGTAACTTGTATTGCTCATACGCTCCTGCCATGCCCTGTTAGCTGCCGCTTCTGCGGAGTTATAAGACATGGCTGCATCCTGTTGGATACGGTTATAAACGCCCTGCTGGATAGCTCCCAGAGTGTTTAAGCCCAGAGCCAAGAGGCTGTTCTTATCGTTTTGCTGACTCTGCATTCCCTGCGCTTGCTGGCTTTGCCCCAAAAAGTATTTGGCGAGTTCTTTTGTTTGATCAACATTTACGCCACTTTCACTGGTCATTGTTGACCCGCTTGCGCCTTGGCTTGTCTGGTATCCGCTTGAGCTTGTTGCTCCGCTGCCGGATGTGCCTTTGAGTGCGTTGAATATGCCCGTTCCGGCGTTTATGAGTGTGCTCACGCCACCCAGTAATTTTGCGCCTGTTGCTAATGCTGCTAAAATTGACATGTACTAAAATAGCCGGGTTTTGCCCCGGCTTTCTCCTTTCTTAGTGATGGTCGATGAGTCCCGGGATACTGTATACCGGCATGCATCGCGTTGTTTTGTTCATAAAGTAGAAGTCAGCGATAAAGTCCGGCTGGTTCTGCACCGCTAACGTCCGCTTCATCTCGGCTTCTCCCTGCTCCATCCAAGCGGTGCTCAGAGTAGGCAGTGCGTTGTAGTCCTGTGCATAGTGCCATGCATCGAGACTCTGTTGTGCGTTGCTTCGGAACAGGCCGGTAACCTTGCTCGGCTTATATCGATAGTCGGCCCATGCTTCCTGATAGCCGAATGCTTCATCGTCCTTTGCGTTGCCCTGTGCATAGATCTCCTTGTTGAGGATAGCTTGTTCGCCGATGTTTGCCAGTACCGGCCAGTAGTAGTCATATCGTCCGGTGCGGCTCCACATGCGTTCGATGCCCTGCTGATAAGTCTGATCGGTTCGTACCACTGCGAGCCCCATGATAAAGCCGTGTTCCGTGAAGGACTTGGTAAACATAGGTTTGTTCATTGTGGTCACACTCAGCGCCGCCGTGTTGCCCAGCGGGCTTGTGTTGTCGGTCGAAGAAGTCTGGATAACCTGTGACACGTTGATAGGCAGTCTGTAGCCGCCCAGATATTCCGGAATTTGCATTCGGCTGTCTGGTGAGATAACTCCAAAGTGCTCTCTCAACACTTCGCGGTATCTCGTGCCGCCGCGCGCGTCTTTTTCTAGCAGTTTCTGGATCTGGAATGCCTGTCGCAGCTGGTTGATGGTTGTTGCGTTTATTTTGCTTAAGTTTGCGCCGATGTATGCTACTTCACTTGTTTCGGTTCCGTGTTGGTTGCTAAACAAATAGCCATCTTTTACGACACCATCCATTAACCCGTTTTGCCGCAGCATTGCGTTTTGGTTGCTGCCCCATCCCCATGGAAAGCTTACATTACCAGTCGATTTGTTTTTTAAGTAGCCGGCTTCTTTTGTCATATCTTTGTCAAGATATGCTTCGATTGGTGCGTTGCCGCTAAGAGGCAGGGTAATTGGTTCGCCTTTCTGAGGTTCCGGCAAAGCCCCGGTGTAGTAGTCAAACACCTTTGCAGCCTTAAGAGGCTTTGCCAAAGTAATGGCGCTGTCGTTGGTAGTGCTGCCGTCGTTTTTGCCGGTTGTGGTTGCGTCCGTCACCTCGACGAGCGTTGGCTGCGTTACGTTTTGGTTTCGGAACCACTCGTTGTAGATAAGGCCATAGGCTCGGCCTGGCAGAGCGCTCACGCTTATGCCCTTTACTTTGGTAGGCAGACCGAGATAGTCTGCCAAAGTTCCTTCTGCCCAACCTTCTGCCGGTGCTGTGACCTGCGGGATGCTGTACTCTGTTTTAGGCGTCCATGCGGTTTCTTTGTTTTCGCCCATAAATTCCTTCCAGTGCTCCCATAACAGTCGGTTCGGCACGAAGAAGAAGTAAAAGTCGCAGAAGGCATTGTCCATCACGGGAAAGATGGGCGTTGCCATACGCATCACACAGGCAACGTCTACTTGGTGCGTATCACCCGGCAACACCTCATCCAGATAGACCGGGATCAGATCGCCCGTGTTGAATGTCGTTTTGTTGTCACTGTTGCGCTGGAATCTGCTTCGGCTCACTCCTACCTGTGGATTCTGTGCAAAGTTGTATTCACTGTTGCGGTTCATTTGCTCACCTCCTCATTTTTGTGCATATTGTCCTCGGTGTTGGTTCGATCGGGCTGTGCTGCATTGTCCTTTTTCGGCATAATGCCCATTTTATCGGCCCATTCTGTCGTGCCGTAGGCCATGACGTACTTTTCTACGTCGTTGTCCCATTTGTTTTTGACTTCGACGGGGAGTTTCTCAAACTCCGCTTCTGCATCTTTGATACGTCCGTACCACTCATGGTAGTTTGTCGGTGCGTCTGATATATCGGTCATCGTTTCGCAGGTCTGCCATTCCTGACTACCTAAGGCAGTCGGGTCGTAGGTTGCCCGCTTGATAATGTTTTCGATCTTGGTTTCGTCTAGACGGCTTTGGATGAGTGCATAGACGTCTGTTTCGCCGGTTTTTACCAGCTCCCGGCCTTCGTCCGTTACCCTGTATTCATATTCCGGCTCACGGCCGTTGCCGGTTAGGCTCGTATGTCTCACGTGGCCGCTGTATGCGCTTCTGAATTCACTCATTCGGCTTGCCCTCACACACCAGTGTTTTGGTGTTATCGATAATCTGGCCGGTTTCGTCTTCCATGGTGCAGATGTAGTGAAGCTGGAAGTCTTCCGGCTTCATGCTGATAAAGCTGTCTTTGTTTTTCTGCTGGCTTTCAAAGAGTCTGCTTGCAACAGCGTCGTTCTGCTGCTCGAAAAGTCCGCTGTAGGACTTGGCGACTTTGTCGTAGATTGCATAATAACGTTTGAGCATTACAGTCTTGTGCCTCCTCTCATGTTCTTCGGACTTACGTTGACGGCCTTGGTTTTCTTTGCCGTTTGGGTAAAGACTTTTTTGTCCTTACTGCTGGTCATCTTCGTGCGTTTTGCCATTGCTGTCATCCTCCTTGTCGTGCAGGGCATGATAAATCGCGTCCAGCTTCTCCAGAATCTCCATCATGATTTTGATGGCGTTCTTGACTTCCTTCAAACTGATGATTGCCATTTGTTCAGCTCCATTTCTGCCTTTTGGCTTCTGTATTTGTATATTTCGTCTATGATGGCTTTCGCCTCATCTACAGTATATGCTTTTTTAAGCTGTCTGTAAAGTTTTTTGATGATGTATTCATATTCATCCTCTGTTTTTGGCCCTCTGTATCCTTTGTACAGCTGGTAGTATGCTCTGTTGTCCATTTTTGTCTCCTTTATATTATTTCGCAGTCTTCCCAGTCTTCATCGGTTTTTTTGAGTCTTTGTAGTACCCAGTGCCACGAGTCTTCGATATACTTTCCGTGGATTCGGTAGGTGTGTTTTCCTTTCTCCACTTCGTGTCCAGCTTCCAGATGATTTAGTTCTTCTCTTGTAAATTTAGGCATTTTCATTTTTGCCGCCTTCCTTTCTTTGATTTACTTAATTATACTATATTTTTTGGGATTTTCAATAGTTTTTTGATAGGTCATGCGCTAGGCGCGGTGCGCCGTGCGAAGAGCATGACGTGACTTTCCGGTTTCGCTCGCCGGACTGCCTTTAATTCTATTTTTCAACACTTTCAACACTTTCAACAGGTTTTCAACATAAAGTTGCACAAATGGTTTTGTGCATATTGCTACACTTTCAACAATTCAACA